AAATAAAATAAAATAAAATAAAATAAAATAAAATAAAATAAAATAAAATAAAATAAAATAAAATAAAATAAAATAAAATAAAATAAAATAAAATAAAATAAAATAAAATAAAATAAAATAAAATAAATAAATTAACTTAGTAAACCAGAATTAGCAGAAATAATTTGATTTGGATTAGGTAAAGCAACTAAATTTAAATTTAATGCAGGATATAATTGATATTTATGAATTGGTGTTATTTTAAGAAATTTATCTATTTTTTTCTTAGGATATTTTTTTTCATATTTATCTATTAATTCATATTGTTCATTATATATTAATTTTCTAACGTGGAAAAATCCATCATCGGGATATGAACATATTTGATAATATGAATATTCAACTTTAGGAGGATTATATGCCATGTCTTTATTTTCTTTTTTCTTAAAAATGAATCTTGTTTTAATAGGCTGTTGCATTATATATTAATAAAATATAATTAATTAATAAATAAATCTTAATAATAACTAAAACTAGCTATATTATCAGTAAATCTATTATGGGCTAAATTTTTTCTATCTATAAATTTACTATCTCTATGTATTTCTTTATAATTATTTTGTTTATTAATTAAATTAACTTCATCTAGATATTTATTTAATATTTTTTCTAAATCATCTAGAGCTTGATTACAATTAAATTGATCTTTATAAACTGGTAAATTAATAAAAAAAGATCTAAGATTATTTAATATTAATTCTCTTTTATCATCCATTAAATCATAATATTGACCAGCTATATTATTATCTAATTTTACTGACTTATATAAAATAATAAATGTTTCTAAATGTTTTATAATTTCTTCAAATGTCTGTGGATTATAATAATAATAAGTTTGAATCTTATAAATAATATTAGTTAACTCATTGTTTTCATCTTTTTTAAATTCAGAACTAATCTTTGGTTTAATTAAATTTTTATAAGAATTTTTTATACTAACATCTTTATTATAAAAATAATATATGATACTTATTATAACTAAAGTTATTATTAATCTTTTCATATAATAATAAATTATAAAATATAAATTTATCTAAATTCTCTTTTTATTATTTACATTAAATATTAAATAATAAAAAAAATGATTTAATAAATATTAAAAGAGTAACTATATAATTTACTATATTAAAATGAACGATATAATCAAAGATAATAAAATCTATAGATTTAGTGGTGAGCTAGTAAATACACAAGACCATAATAGAAGAGTAATAATTACTAGTATATTAGATAATCTAAAGAATTATCACAAAAGAACTAATATTGAAAGATTTCATGATATGTTACTAAAATGTGATAAAGTTATTGCAAAAAAACCATTTCATAGATTATCATCATTTCAGAAAAAAACTATTATTAAAGAATATCTTGAGAGTTATATAAAACAAAATAAGTTAAATCCAGATAAATTAGATAAATTAGTAGATGATGTATTAGATTTAATTAAAAATAAAAAAATTAATTCTAAAAATTTAATTTTCAATGAAGAAAATCCTCAAAAACTTGATAATATAACTAAGATTAAAATTACTAGTAGTAAAGTTGAAATTATTGAGAAGAAAAAATAATTATTATAAATTTATAATATAAATATAATTTATTTTATTATATTTATAAAAATGTCTTATATTCATATTAATTACTATAATGTCTAAAAATATTAAAAAATGTAATTCTTAATTAATATATTTCTGTAATATTTTTATTATTTCCAAAGCTTTATCTGTTTCTAAAATATAATTTATTTCAAGACCTCTATATAAATTATAAAAATTAATAACTATTTTTTGATTAGAACCCTTGCCAAAAGGCTTCGTGCAGGCTAGCGAACCCTCGCCTAGAGGCTTCGTGCAGGCTAGCGAACCCTCGCCTAGAGGCTTCGTGCAGGCTAGCGAACCCTCGCCTAGAGGCTTCGTGTAGGCTAGCGAACCCTCTGGATAATTATTATGCATAACATTATAAGTTAACACTTGTAAGAAATGTTTAATATTAATATCTTTTACACATTTTATTTCGTAGATTTCTCCATTATCTGTTAATAAATCTATTTCTCCTTCAATATCTTCATAAGTTATATTTACATTATTTATAAAGTTATTTTTATTATTTTTAGCAAATTTAATAACATTATTGATTAATTTATCATAAATATTTAAAAGATCTCTAAACTTTGTTCCATCATTACTCATATGAAAATAATGTTGTGTTTCTAGAACATAATTTAATAAAACTATATTAAATACTGATTCAATTAATTTTGATTTATTTTTTGTTTTAAGATAATTATCATAATTTTTTTTTATTTTATCTTTATTTTTAATTATATAATCATCATAAAATCCATCTGCAACTATTAAATGTTTATTTAATTTATATTTTCTATCAAAAAATTTATTAATTTGTTCATTTAGATCTGGTGAATAAGTATTCTTTACTCTATCGTATTCTTCCCAAGATAAATTTTTATTAACATTAAACCAATCTGTTAAAATTCTTTTTGCATAATTAGTTCTAATAATTTTTTCAGTATTAATTATTTTTTCTATTTCAGGAAATATATATTTCTCCATATTATGTGATAATCTATAGAAAGTAACAAATATAAATTCCATAAATCTACCCAAAAATATTGGTGATATAAAATTATCATCTTTAATATTTACACTATATAGTTTAGTTATTTTTTTTTCTATATTTTCAAAATTATACATATTACATAAATTATCTAAATCTTCTTCTGATAATTTATTTAATAATTTAGTAACACTATGTTCGATATCTCTTTTATCTTTTTCAAATAATTCTGGAAAAGTTAATTCATCAACACCATCAAAATTATATAATTCTTTTGGAATTTCTTTGAACCAAGGATTTAATTTAATTTCAATATTATAATTATTCCCTTTTTTATATTCTTTAAGTTTACTAAAAATTATTAAATTATTAGTTGGTCTAGATGTTGCTACATATAATAAATATCTATCATGGTTATGTTTTTCAGGATTAAAAATGTTTTTATTTATTAAACATACATCTGCATCAATAATTATAACTATTTCCCATTCTAAACCTTTTGAACCCATATATGTTAAAACATTAATATGATCATCTAATGGTTCATATTGTATATTATTATTAATATCATCTGCTTCTTCATACCATTGTTTAAATTTAAAATTATGTTTTGTTAAAATATGTGTTATTAAACATAAACCATTTGCGTTGTTACCATAAATGCCACCTCTTGTTGGTGCTAATATTGCAACATTCTTAAAATTTATATTTTTATCTTTAATTTCTTCTAATGCAAATTTTAAATCTGAATCAAAATCATTTTTCACAAAGAATATATTTGGTAAATAATTAATATCTTTTAATTTCATTTGACCCATCTTAATATCAGTTTCCTGATATGGTCGTAAATGTTTTGAAAAATTTATAATAGGCTGCGATGATCTAAAATTATATGTTAAGTAGAATCTTTGTCCTGGAAAATTCATTAAATATTTATCACTTGAATTTCTAAATTGATAAATATTTTGATTTGGATCACCAATCATATTAATTATTATATTAAATTTACTGTGTAAATTATTTATAATTTTATATTGTGTTTCATTTAGATCTTGTGCTTCATCGACTAATATTAATTTAATTTTATTTAAACGTTTATTTTTTTTTAAATTATCTGTATCTATTGTTTCAAGATATTTCATAAAACGATATGATAGTAAATTAACATCTACTATATTATTTGGATCAATAACTTCTTTTGCTAATGAATCGATTGTTCTAATATTATTAATATTAATAATGTTATTAACATCTATTTTCTTAATTCTTTTAATAAAATCTTGTTGTGTATTTCTCGAAAAAGTTAACATCATAATTTCATCTGATTTATATGTATTTGTTGTTATTAAAAATAATATTCTCATTGCAATACATTGTGTTTTTCCACTTCCTGCACAAGCTAATAATATAATATTATTTTTATCTGTAAAAGTAATAAAGGCTTCTTGCTCATTTGTATATGACTTACCAGTTTTATCAATATCCTCTAATTTCATTTTTAAGATTTTTATTAATATATTCTTAAATCATTATCTTTAATAAAAATAATTATCAATATTTTTATTAATAATAAATTAACTACAAATATAGCATAAATTATCTTCATACCCTATTTTACACCAATTACATACATTTAAATTTTTACTACAATTTTTACATTTAAAATATTTAAATTTTGCAATATCACAATGTTTCGGACAAAACTTATAATTACAAATATTACAATAAGTATAGTCAAATAAGTCTAAACCTTGTTGATTAAAATACATTTCATAAATCATATTCCATTCGGATGAACCATTATATGTACAACATGTTTTTATATTTTTAATAATATTATCAAATTTTGTTATAAACTGAAATTTTATGTAAAATTTACATTCATCAAATAATCTATACATTAATATTAAATTTTTTCTATTAATACGTTTTTCTAAATTATTTTGAAAAAATTCATCTAACTCGTTTTTACTAATAATCATTTTTTTATTACAAGCATAACAATGATAAAAATTATCTTTATATTTGGATGGAAATGGACCTTGATAGAATGAAAAATTATTATCACAGTCTAATATATCAGATTGATTTGTATTAATTATTTTTAAACTATTAAAAATAGCTGTACATTCTTTTATTTCATCATTAAAATCTTGATAAATATTATTATTAATATCATAAAAATCTATACAATTTTCTAAATCAATATCTTCAAAATGATTATCAGATATATCTATAATTATGTTATCCATTATAATTAAATAATAATTATTATTTTAATTAATAAATAAACTAATAAATAAAAAACTTGAAAATAATATATATTATAATCAATATTAATAATAATAAAATTAATGGCTACCATAAATAAAGATTTGGATAAAATTCCAAATATTTATGATTTATCGTGCTTCAATAAAAATAAAACATATAGTTTAAAATTTGTATTTTCAATTAAAAGTATTATGGCTTCTTGTGGTAATAGCAATAATAATTTTATGAAAGAAGTTTATGTTAATGATATATTAATTGATAAAAAATATGATAAAAACTTTTTTAACTTTAGTTATGATATATTATTATTATTAAAAAATATAAAACATATAACAAATTTATATAATCTATTTAATGATATTAATAAAAAGTATGATATTTATATTTTATCAAATACAAAAAATGGTATTATTATAAATACAAATTTAATGACTTTAGATATTTTAAATAAATCTTATATTACATCACAAGATTTAACTTATATGGATATACGTCTTTCTGGTTTTTATCAAATAAAAGAAGATCATTATTTAGATGATAATATTTATATAAATATTTATATTAGAGAATCAGTAAAAACTAATAGATTTAATGGTTATATATTTTTTAATGAAATTTATGAAAAAGAAGATGAAAATATTTGTATTTTATCTCAAAATATACATTCAGATATTATAATGTACGGTATTGGTATTATTATAAATGGTAAGCATAATATTACTTCTTCAAATAAAAAAATAAAATCGTATACTCTACCTATAGCTAATATGCAGAATATTTTTATAACATTAGATATGTATTCATTTGATAAAATTAAGATATATTATTATTTTAATAAATTAATTAACCATAATAATAACGAAATAATATCTATATTGCCAGATGTTAAATGTATTAAATGTGATAACAATGATAATATTAACCATAATCCAGTGTATAATAAAGATAATATATGCGCACATATCATTGAAAAAATAATGTCAAATATTAAAGAACAATATAAGCAATATATTAAAAATAATGGTTTAGATTTTATTTTAAAATTTGATGATGTTAAAAAAATAACTCAAAGTATAGAATTTAGTGGACATAATGAATGTTATTCTTTAATGAAAAAATATATTTAGTTTATTTATTAACAAATTTTAATAATAAATTAAATCTTTCGTACTTTAATATTTTTACGTCGCGGATCAGGATATGGGTCACTATCTTGACTCATAGGTAGGATATCTAAAATCACACCAACTCCATGAACAGTATCAGATCTAAATACAAATACTTGATATGGTTCAATAAATTCAGGACGATTTATGAATTTAAAAGTTACATAAGCATAATCTTTAGAAGATATATAATCTTTACCACTATTATCTTCTGCATTAAAAATCATTCGTGCAGATTGTCGTACATTACCAATCTGAATCATTGGTGTATAGTTATTTTTAAGTGTGGCTGAATGATTAAATACAGATATTGCCGCTGAAAATCTAAAACATAAATTTGTTTTCATTAATTCTTTATTTTTAATTAAAATCATACCTTTACGGATATAATGTTTTGTCATATACTCTTTTTCATTTGAACTAATAGCAATTGTTCCACGATAGTGATCTTTAAGATGATTAATTTTTTGTTTAACAAAATTATGAATAGAACGAATTCTTACTTCCATAAAATCTTTATTAATAGGACCTATAAAAACACTATCACCTACACAAATATCATTACCACGATTGATACCTGTAACTACAATTCCAATACCTGGAGGATTATAAACATCATCTATGTAAAAAATAGATAGATTGTTCATTATATTTTTTTTGAAATATTTATTATCCATATGTGTCATAAAAGCTTTAATAACTCTGTTGGAACAACTTTGTTGTAATTGTATATTATCATCTATAACCATTGTTTGTTTAAAATTATTCCAAATATTACGAGGTTGAAGATTGGAAATAAAATCTTTGATAAAATCAATATAATAACCAGTTTTATTAGAAACAGTTATAATAGGAATAAATGGTATTCCTCTTGTATACTTTGATGAATAAGATTGTTTAATACCATCATCTAAAATATAAGTTGTTTTGAGGAAATTTAATTTTTCTTGTTTATAATTGATATCATTGTGGTTATCATTGTTATATAAATTTATAATTTCACCTGGAATTTTAATACTATCTTTACAATATTTTTCAAGTGATTTAATTGCAAACATATAATTTTCAATTGGTGTAATATCTGGTCTTGTAACAACAATAATCATAGGAATATTCATAGACATTAAAAGAGTAAAATGTTGTTTAGTCATTTGTAAAATTCCACGATTTGCTCCAACTATAATAATTGCATAATCTGGATAATGACCAGCAATACCATATGCTGTTGTTTTAAAATATTTCTCGTGTCCACATAAATCTATTAAAGTTATTGCTCTTTTTTGAGATTCAATATACATATGTTTACTCGAAATATCAGATGTTTTGCCACTAGTAATTTCATGTGGATGTTTAGCAACTCCAGAACGAGCTGAACCATTACCATTATCTAATTCACCAGTTGTAATAACTCCAACAAAAGTAGATTTACCGGAATCAACAGAGCCAGCAATGGCTATTCCAAGATCAGTTATATATTCTGTCATTATGTAAATTACTATTATTGTTTATATATCTTAAATAATAATAAATCAATTTTTTACAAATAACAAAAAATTGATTTATTATCATTTAAAACTAAATATTATATTAATTATAAATAAATGGAAATCTTACAACCAACTTCTGGAACAATTATTAAGAGATTTTTAAAGTCTAATTATAATGGTAAATATAATCCCAGTGAATATTTATTATTATTAGAAGATATCTCTAATAAATTAAATAATATAGATAAAAATTTAATTAAAAAATTATTAGGAAAATATACTAAAATAGATAATAATAAATTAATTATTAATACACAAGATCCATCTTATTATTCTTATGATAATATTATGAATTTAATATTGTCAATGCCATTACAAATAAAAAAAATAAATAGAAGATTTTTTCCAAGAACAAATCATTGGATTCATGATGACCAAATTGATGATGATATATCAGATGAATCTATTAAAAGAAGAACTGATATTTTTAATAAAATTAGTTCAGTTGAATATCCAGCTCAAAGAAGTCCAGAATGGTATGCTCAACGAGATCAAAAAATAACTGCAAGTGATATTGGTTTATGTTTAGGCGACGATCATCATAATATGATTCATTTCTTTTTAGTTAAAAAATTTAGAGAAACTTTTAGTAACAATGTTCATACTTATCATGGAAAAAAATTAGAAACTATTGCAACAATGATTTATGAATATCGTATGAATGTTACTGTAAATGAATTTGGATTGTGTCATCATCCTAAATATTCTTTCTTAGGTGCAAGTCCAGATGGTATTGTATCACACTATAAAAAAGATGGTAAACATAAAACTAATTTAGTTGGACGTATGTTAGAAATTAAGTGTCCAACAAAAAGAAAAATTAAAATAACTGGTAAAGAAAAAGGAGATATTTGTCCTGCTTATTATTGGGATCAAGTACAAATTCAATTAGAAACTTGTGATTTAGATGAATGTGATTTTTGGCAATGTTCTATTCGTGAATATGACAACGAAGAAGAATTTATTAAAGATACTAATATAGATGAACCATTTAGATCTTTAAAAAATAATCAAGAAAAAGGATGTTTAATACAAATACTTCCAACTAATAAATTTATTAAACATATTCCTGGAGAGAACACTGAAGATTATAATAAATTAGTTTGGGGAGATGCCAAATTTATATATCCAGATTCAATAGAAATGTCACCTTATGATTGTAAGATATGGTTAGAAAATACAATTAATAATTTAAGTAATACACATCCAGGATATACTTATGATAGAAGTATTTATTGGAATTTAACTTTTTCACATTGTCAATTAATTAAAAGAAATAGAGACTGGTTTAAAGAAAGTATTGGAACTCTTGATAAAATGTGGAGTAGAGTAGTTTTTATTAGAAATAATCCTCGTTGTAAAAAAATATTTTTAGATTATTATGATTTTTATATGCATGAATGTCAAGGACCAGATGCTTGGAAGAATGAATATCATGATAAAAAACATAAAAAAGATAAATTTATGTTAGATTTAGTTGATACAATGATGGATAAATACAATAAATATAAAGATGATTATAATAAATTTGATAAATATTTAAAAACTTTAGAAGATAATTTAGAAGATATTAAAAGTTAAATTATAATTATTTAAGCTTTAATTTGAGAAAAATCTTTATCAACATTATAAAAGAAAATAGGTCTTAATTTATTTACACGTTCGTCTTTAATATTATCTTTACAAATATCTTCAAATTCACGACCTTCTAATAATTCTAATATTAAATTTAAAGAATACATACCACATTCAGAATTTCCAAATTGATGTCTATGAATATTATGTTTAGCATCAGCTCTTATTTTATATTCTTGTTCACTAAAATTAGCAAAACGTCTCATTAATTTTCTAACACGCGATTCAGGAGCAATACCATATGAATCATAATAATAAACAACACCTTTTTTAACATCAAAATAACCAGCAACCCAATGTGATCCGCCTTGCCAATGTTCATCTAAATTAAATATGATTCCAAATTTAGTTATTCCATCATTTACATATTCTTTAATATTAATATCTTTTAAATCTAAATCAGGTAATTTATCAAAATCCATAGGAACAGCTCCTAAAAATTTAAAATCAGGATAAATTTTTTCATATTGTAACATAACATCATTTAGATGAAGAGTATTTAACCATTCAAATTGTGCTTTAGGTCCTTCTGGTCTAAAAGTAAATTTAGTTAATTCTATTTGGGATAATTCATTCATTTTATTTATAAAACTTTGTTTTGTCCAACAAATTTGTGAACTACATTTAGTTAATTTTTTATTAAATTGATCTAATAAATATTTTTTATATTTTTTAGGATTTAATGTTTCCAATCTACTATGTAGTTTAATTTGATTATGAGAATTTTCTTGATTAAATGCTTTAGCCATTTCTACTAAAACATTTAATTCAATACATGAACCAGATGAAAAATCTGTCCCAGGAGCACATTTTAAATCAGCTTTTGATTTTATTAATTTATCGGATGACACAGATGATATTTCTTTGTCCATATATTATTAATAAATAAATTATTAATAATATATTAAAATTATTAGATATTTAAATTAAGAAATTTATATTTAATATAATTACCACCAACAACTGTATGTTTAGCTTTATTAAAGGGTGTTGGTAGACTTTCAGATGGCGCAATAAGTGGTTCACTTGATGGTAATCTTTTTGGTATATCTACATCTGGTTTTTCTGTGACAGAATTAATACGTTTTATTATCATGTCTTTAGCTTCTGTTGCAAGTATTTCTTGATTAATATATTTATCTATATTATAAAAAATACTGAAATTTATTCTCGATATCTTTCAACACTTTCATATGTTTTTCATATCTATTACCAATATGCGGTATAATTATCCGACCATTTATAATCATTCCACAAGTATTTAATTTATCATCTATTAAAATACCATCGTTATATTTATAATATGTCTTCTTTTCGTGAATTACTTTTTCTAAAATTAATTTATTAGGTCTAGTTATTTGTTGCAATACTAATTTTATAATATTTGTCCTATCTTTTTTAAGTTCTGGATAATATTCAATTATTAAATCTACAATACTTATTTTGTCAAACTCTGATAAATTACTCATTATTAATTATATATAATTAATTAATCTATTTATTAAATAATTTTCAATTTTTTTATTAATATTCTAATATTCTAATATTCTAATATTCTAATATTCTAATATTCTAATATTCTAATATTCTAATATTCTAATATTATAATATTCTAATATTCTAATGTTAAAATTAAACTAAAATGATTATCTATAAAGTCATGAAATATATCATCATCCGTCTCACTATCTTTAAATCTAACAATAACACTATCTAATTTATTGATTAATTTATTATTAGAATATAACATTTTAATATTATTATTTTTATCACAAGTTGCAATAGGATTTTTCTCATCAATATTTGGTATATAGATATATAATTTATCTAAATTAAATGTATTACAAGTTTCAGCAATATATTTATTTTTACTATTATATGAGTCTTTTAAAAATCCTAATAATCTTCCTAGTTTTTTATTTTTAAAATCTAACATAAATTCTTCTTGATTAATATGTTCAAAAATGAATAAATTATTATCAATATAGCATTTAATATTTATTTCTTCTAAATTACTATTAAATCCTTCTATTAAATCATTAATATCATAATCTCCATCACTTAATTCAATTTGTTTTGTTTCATTTTCAACAGTAACTTCAAATTCATTACATAATTTAGTTATTGGTGGATTAATAATAATATTTTTTCCACTTAATTTTATACTTTTTATTTTATTATATGTTTCGTTATTAGGAAAATCAATCATGTAATCTGCATAATATTCTGATTCTTCTTTAGGTGGTGATATATCTATTTCAATTATTTCATTTGATTTATTTATTTTATTTGATTTAATATTTTTTGTGGTTGTTTCTTTAGTTACTATTACATCACTGTCTGAACTATTATCGCTCTCACTACTAGATTCTTTTACTACTTTTTTATTTGTTTTTTTAATTGGTTTTTCTTTTACTTTTTCATCTTCAAAACTAACACGTTTTTTAATTTGTTTCTTAGGTTTTTCATCACTACTTTCATTTTGTTCACTTTCATTGTTATCAGATTCTGAAGTATTATCTTGTTTTTTCTTTTTAATAGCACTGCTAACCGCTTTTTTTAATCCTGATTCTTTATTACTATTATTTTTTTTTAATTCTAATAACATAGTGAGTAATCGTTCTTTACGATCTTCTTTCGTTTCTTCATCATTGTTTTTATCACGTTTATCTTTACTTTCAATTATTTTTTGTGGCTTATTATGTGCTAATTCTCTATCAATATCATTTGATGTCATGTGTAATAATTCTTGTGGATTAAGTGTTTGATTATTTCTATTTTGTTGATTTTTTCTATTATTCATTCTAGAATCAGTATTTTGTTCTTGTATATTTTGTCTTCTGTTAACAAAACTTGGTGTATATTTAACACTGTCATAATTTCTATCTTGATATGTTTGAGCCATACGCATAGACGTTTGATCATTCATTCCCATATTACCCATATTTCCTGTATTTCTAGTTCGTCTTCCATTTCCCATATTATTATTTTGTTGTGCTTGTCCCATATCAAATCCTCCACCAAAACTACTAAAATCACCTCCTGCGCTAATACTTCCATCAAAACCTTCAAAACCCATATTATTCATATTCATGTTGTTCATATCCATATTACCCATACCATTCATACCACCCATACCACCCATACCACCCATACCACTCATACCATTATCATATCCCATCCCCATATTATTATTAGAAGATTGTCCTAAATTACGCGTATCGTTGCCATCTAAAGCAAAATTAATTTCAGGCGGTCTATTATTATTCATACCATTAATATTTGGATTATAACCCATTCCACCAAATCCATTCATACCGGCATTCATATTTCCCATACCACCCATACCACCCATACCACCCATACCACCCATACCACCCATACCACCCATACCATTTATATCCATACCGCCCATATTATTACCCATTTCACCACCTGCATAATCGCCTCGTCTCATTAACATTTTTCTTTCAATATCTGAAGCAATACTTTTTTTATCACCAAATCCCATTTGATCATTCATATTGCCAAAAAACATTTCATCACCCATACTACCATCAGCTCTTATATAGGCTTTTTCACTAACATTATTTAATGGAGAAAAAGTTGCAAATCCACCAACATCAGCAAGAGTTCCAAGATTATCTTTACTTTTATTGCTTTGTCTACCCATACGTTCATTAGATTGAGGATTCCCCTGTGTGAACATAGAACGTTCTTGTAATTTATTTCTTCTATTGCCATAAATTTCAGTTTCACGATTCATTTTAACTTTGTTTATATTAGATCCAGTTCGTTTTTTGAATTCATCTAAGGCTATTTTTAAACATATAGAATTTAGTTTTTTAATTACTTCTTTTTTATCACCTCTTATTTGATCACGTGAATTTTCTAATGTTGTTTTCATTTTTCTTTTGAGCCATAGTTTACAATAATTTCTTGCATCTTCAGTATTACCAAAATCATCAACCATTTCAGCTAATTTTTCAGTTAATTTTGTTAAATTTTTATCAGAATATAAATGATTTATTATTTCTTCCATTATATTATAAATTAATTAAAGTTATTTTTATAATTTGATTATCGCATAATTATTAAAATTAATATGATTTTTATTAATATGATTTTTTTATTAAAATAATATGTTTATATAATATAAATAATGTATAACGGATATTCACAAAATCAAATGAGAATGAATAAAAATAATCAACATAATATTAATAATGCTTTTAATCCCGGCATGACACTTATTCCTCATCAACAATATATTAATCCTGATAGTTTATCACACAATAATGTTCCTGAAAACTTTTTTAATGAAAATTTAATGGATTATACTATTCATATAGATAGTGCAGATAGAGATGCGAGTAGTTATCCTATACCTTATAAATTTACAGTATCTTTAGGAGGAGCAGGAACTAGTAGAGAAAGAACTTATGATCCTAAAAGTGGAATGTTTGTAACAACTTATTATTCTGGTGTACCAAATCCAAGAATTGAAAAAAACTTTATTAATATTAAAAATGTTATTTTAGATAAAGTTTTTATGCCTAAATTTATTATATATACAAGAAGTATATCAGAAGGAGTGACAACATATACTGGTTCAGTTACAACATCTTCTTATTATAGATATTTAGCATTAAGAATAAAAGAATTAGACAATAATAAAATTTATTCAACAAATAATAATATTAGGGATGATTCATTTGTAATTTATAAGGATAAAGAATTAGGTGGAGTTGCTGGTGAAATTTGGATTGCTTCTCCTTGTAGACGACAATATTTTAAATCTATTCTTAAAAATTTAGATAGATTAACAATTGAATTAGTAGATCGGAATGGTAATCAAGTAGTACCTCTGTATATTGATGATAGTACCGATCCTGCAACTTATGTACCAATACCAAATGTCGATTTAACAAAAGATTTATTTCAATTTACTATTCATTTTACTTTACAATGCTTTGAAAATGATATTAATACTAATGTTAATTATAGATAAATATAATTATAGATAAATATAATTATATAAATTTAGCTTTATCAATAAGTCAGATTCATTTTTATTATTAGTTAAAAATAATAAAAACATTAAAAAAATTATGTTAATCTTGGTATAGGTATAACTTTATCAATAATATAAGTTTTTTCATCTAATTTCATAGGAACTAAATCATCATCTAATCCAACTTTACCAACTGCATAATGTAATTCAAAATCATAAACAACATGTGTTTCAGGATTGTACCAAAAAAATTCTGGTTCAGAATATTTAAGTATTCCATCTTTCATACTTATTATTTTTACTGCACTAATTTTATTAACTTTAATTCTAACTACTTCTGAATTTATACTATTCATACCATTATCTATACGCATATCATCTTGTATGTCATCTTTATATGCAGGACCTATCTGTTCTTCAAATAAACTTGGTTCATCAAATTTAAAACATTTATAATCATTCGTTAATAAATTATGATTTTTAAACAATTCACAATCTATTGCTACTTCTTTTACTGCATCTTCAAAGGATTGTAATAATCCTTGTTTACTACGAGCTAAATTTTCAACTATTTGGTCTGCTGTTATCTTTTTATCTTTATCTCTCTTAATAGATTTATATCTAAATACATCTACATGTCTTTCATCCATTGGAAGATATTTATGTGAACAAAGACGTAAAGCTCTGCCTATCATTTGTTCTATTCTTACTTCATGCCAATAAGGTTCCATAATATGTACTTGTCTTGTATTAAAAAGAGATAAACCTTCAGCACCTGCAGGAGAAATCATAATAATTTTAATAATTTTACCATGTTTATTATCCAAATCATTATATGCACTTATATTTTTTGCACGATTTTCTTGATCAATCATACCGTGATATTCAACATATCGGAAATCATCTACTCCTTCAGATTTAGATTTAAATAAACTAAAACCAAAATATTTTAAGTATATCTTAAATATTTGTAATCCTTCCATCAATACATAGTTTGAATAAACTAATACTGGACCCGGAGATCTTAAAATATTCATAATCATATAAATCATTTTTGCAGAACTTGCATATAATGCATCAAATAATTTAGATCTTTTACTTTCTTTTTCAGCAAATTCTTTTACATCATAAACATAAGATTCTCTTATTTTTTTAATATCATCAATAATAGTATAATTTTTTGCCTTATCTTCATTATATATTTTACCTAAATAACTATCATAAGTATCTGCATATTTATTAACTTCATCTAAATATTTTTGCATCATTTGATGTTTTTCATCTTTCTCATCTACTTCTTCTAAATCTTTACCTCTATCTATTTTATCAACTAATTTAAAGTTTCTTGGTCTAGGTCTACTTTCACCAGTCATACCTTGTGCCATAATAGGAAATACGAAGTTAGCAGCCTGTCTAGTATAAGACATGTATGTTTGAGATCTTTTACTCTTTCTCATAATACTATCTTCTAAACCTTCAAAATATTTATAAATATCATCTTGATATTCCGACATAGTTACATCAACATATTCTATTTTTTTAGAAGCGAAGTAATCGGGTGTTGCACCAATATAATAAGATACTAATCCCATAATTCTTCTTTGAAAATTATTTTTTTTAGCAGGATTTAATCGTTCAAAATCTTGACCAATACCGCTAATATATATTTGATTAAATTGTGTTTCAGATTTTGGAAATATTCCTGGTCTTAATAAATTAAAAATTAAACCTAATTCATATGGTCTGTTAATTGTTGGTGTGGCTGTTAATAATATAACTCTTACACCTTCTGTTTCTCTTTTATCTTGTAATATATAATCATAAATAGTTTGTGCTCTTTTACCCACTTTACTAGTAATGTTAGAATAAACGTTTCTTATAAAGTTATGGGCTTCTTCTATAATATATAAATTTTTCTTTGATGAATCTGAATTTTTAACTGCATCCATAAATGCTTTATCCGCATTTGGAGCATCATATGATATAAACTTTATATTTTCCATTCTAAATTGTTTATCTTCTTCTTGTAACCATTTATTCAATTCATTAATCCAGTTATTTTTAAGAGTTGCTTTTAATAATAAAAATACATTCCAACCAGGTGTTGAATTATAAAGAACATTGTATAAATTAATAGTAGAAGCTGTTTTACCTGAACCTAAACCATGATATACTAAAAGATCTTTATATGGCCCGTTGTAATCAAGAATTTTACCTATAAATAATTGATATTGTTTCATAGAATCTTTTTCAACAGTTATATTACAAGCATCTATATTTGGATCTTTCATAATTTCAGGTAGTTTATATTTAGAAAAATTAGCAACTATCCAAGATGGAAATAATCTCCCATTTGTTTTTAAATCAACATAATTACTAAATTTTTTAGGTTGTGCCATATATATATTGATTATAAATAAAAATTGAAAAAAATAAATCATTGAGAATAATATATAAAAATAGTTATTATGACATCCCAAATGGATGATTCTCTTATTACTCCCCGCCCATGGAAATCTATGATTATGGAATGTTTTTTCTGTGGAAGTCAGAAAGATACTCATGAAATTCATGAACCAGGACAGAATGGCATGTTTGGAATCTATTACTGCCCAGAACACCATAAGATAGCTCTTAAATCAATGTTGCATCATTGCAAGAAAATTGGAATCTTTCCTATCACTCCAGAATTTGTTGATTCATTACATATTGAAAAAGATAAGTTTGCAGTAATGCGTTCAAATAATAGTATTCAGTGTGATTGGTCTATTGGACCAATTGCTACAAAATTAAGTTCTGGTGAAATTGGAATTATTGTTTGTCGTTTCAGTGAAAATATCCACAAGATTATTCCAGTGGATGAGCTTATTAAACTTAATCCCAGCATCCCATTTGATGCAGATGAATTTAAGGCACAGCTGATTATGTTTCGCCATAATCTGTATTCACGCTAAAATATAAATTATTTATTAATCTAAAATGATTTATTAATCTAAAATTATTTATTAATCTAAAATTATTTATTAATCTAAAATTATTTATTAATCTAAAATTTCATATACATCATCATCTTCTTCATCTTTAACATTATTATTTATTACTTTAAATTTAATTAATGCTTCTTTAGCTGCATTTTCTGCAGCTACTCGTTTAGAACTAGCAATTCCTGTTCCAATTAATTTATTATTAGGATCATAAGCACCCATTTTAAAAGTTTTCTTTTTATCTTCAGTCATTTCAAGTAATTTATAAGTTGGAGTTGTTTTAAAACCCAATCTATGATAATGTTGCATTAAAATTTCTTTATAATTATCAGAAGTATTAATTAATTCGGCAAAATCTATTTTTTCATCTATTAAATTAGTTAAAAATAATCTGCAATTTTCAAAAGTAGTTTCTAAACTTAATGCTCCCATAAATGCTTCAAATATATCTTCCATAATATTTTTATTATTTTGTCGTCCTCCAGCTAATTCTATATTTCTAGCAATTATTGCATATTGGTTAAAACCTAAATGTTTTGATAATTTACTAAGTGTTTCACCTTTTTCTATTTTTGTTCTTAAAACTGTTAAAAATCCTGGATCTTTATTATCATATCTTTTATATAGATAGTTAGCAAGAATTAAATGAATAACTGCATCGCCAAGATATTCTAAACTTTCATATGAATTATCTTGTAATGGCAAAACTTTATTTATAAGATTATCCTGTATTGGAGATATTTCTTTGTATAATCTAATTAATTTTTCATTTAATTGAATTGTCTTGATATAACTTTTATGAATCATTGCTAATTGAAAATTTTCTAAACTTTTTACTTTATGTTTTAAACCAAACTTATTTAAAACATTTTCAATAAAAGTCTTATTTATTAATTTATTTTTTTCATTTAATACATGTTTTTCTAATCCACTGTGTTCTAAAATCTCAATCGTATTTTCCATTATTATTATAAACAAATATATTTTTAATATATATAATTTTAAAAAATCAAATTTTTATTCTCCTTCATTTTCTCCTTCATTTTCTCCTTCATTTTCTCCTTCATTTTCTTCTAGAACTTCTTCAAGATTATCTTCTGTATTTTCAGCAGATTCTTTTTTAATTTTATTTATTAATTGAGAATTTTTAATATTTTTAATTAGATTACCCGAACAATTACTAAATATATAACTTGTATCTTTATTTTCTTCTTTTACTTCTTTATCTTTAATTTCTTGTTCAAACCGTTGTTTTGGATCATACATATAATAAGATTTTTTACCTTTATTCCGACGACTTTCATATAACAACATTCTTTCTCTTTCTGGATGAATAGTATATCCCATACAATTAACTATAAAATCTTTAAAAATAGTATTATCTAATATAGTTTTATTATTCTTATTTAGATAATATTTGCGTGCTGATATTAAATGTGAAACAATTATCATATAAATTTGTTTCATAATATCGTCATTATTTGTTCTATATCTCATAACCATAATCTGAGCATATAAAAGGGTAAGTGAAAATGAACCTATAATTATTTCACCATTTAATTGTTTAATATTTGTATTTGTATATTCTCGTGCTGGAACTTTTATATATGGCATGCATTTTTTATTATCTGTAAATATAACAGCAATAACATCATCATTTAAATATATTTCAACACTATGTCCAGTAAATTGAAAAAATGGATAATATTCTTTATAATCAAAAACATTATCAGGCATTTGTTCTTTTAATAATTTCATAATTGCATTAAAATCATCTTTATAATTTGTTGATATAATTTCATGATATGGAATAGATAAGTATTTAATATTTTTATTATTAGTTTTAGATTCATATACAAAATAATTATAGGCGGTAAAACCAACAGATATACACGTTTTATTATTTACTAAATAGTTAGTAATAATACTTATCGCTTTATCTATATCAGGTGTTGAATCTATAATTTTTATTGATATATCTAATTGTGGTAATGAATAATATTTTTGTAAAAGAGAAAATCTTTTCAAAGATTTTTCTAATCTCCAATAACTTGAAAGTGGATCTGATAACATTCGTAAATAATCAATTGTTATAAAATGAGGATGTATATATATATAATCGTTAATTTTTATGTATGGCATTTTATTGTAAATATTTTTTGGAACATAAGTTATATCACAATATAATTGAAAATTAACAAAAAGACTATAAGTGTCTCTATGTGAAGCTTCTCTACTATTAACTCTTTTATATTTTTTTTCATATAAAATATTGCATATATTTATTAGATCTTCAATTGGTGTCGGAGAATAAAAATCTATATCCGGTTTTTGATAATCTTTATAAAACATATCAGTTGGATTTTTTTCACCAATTAATTTATTTATTGCATAACCACCATATATTTTTCTTTTATTAACTTTTATAAACTCCAAAATTATATTAATAACTCCTTGTCTCTCTTCTTGAGTTGGCTCAAATAATTGTAACTGGCGTTTTTCAATAGATTCATTTATGATATCTATGTTTTGTGTTAATAATTCAATATCCGTTCTATCATATAGTGACATTATTAATATGTATATATTTATATTTATATATCAATAATATATTTTTTCACTTTTTTTAATAATTAATTATTAATAAAAAAAAATTGATTTAATAACCAACAAGATATTAAAGATATATAATTATATTAAATAATTAAAATGACTGATATAATAGACCTATCACAAGATTATAAACAAATAATAGAGAATATGGAAAATAAAAAACAGGATTTAGAAATTGATAATTTTGAGTATCAAAAAGAATATATGAAAAGATTTAAATTCATTATGACAAATTCTCTTTATTTACCGATTAATTTAGTAGAATATGCATTACAAAATATTAATAGAAAGGAAGCAATAAATAAATTAGAAGAAATAATTAAATGTTATCCGCTTGCAATAGAAATAGAATCAGGAATTTTTGAGTTTGCATTAAATTATGTTACAACGCAATTACTAAATAATGATAATATTATGATGATTTATCAAGATAAATTATTTGAAATATTAGATAATCTTGATACAAATAATAAAAAAATAAATAATCAAACTCTTCTTCCTGCTTTATATAGTGGAGCTATTCCTGGACAAACTATACCATTCCTAAAAATGTATCAATTACATCCTCAAAAATGGAAACATATAATTGATAAGAATAATCTACGTGATGATATTTTATACACAGTTAGTACTACAGATGCGTATAAATGTGGACGTTGTGGAATGTCCAAACATAGTTATTATATTACACAAACAAGATCAGCTGATGAACCAGCAACTGCCTTTTTCACTTGTATTAATTGTAAAAAGACATTTACTAAGAGTGTTTAGAATTTATTTATACTATTCTTTCATATAAATATAAATATCCCATATTTCTATTATATTGACCTTCATCCTGAATTTTATCATCATTAAATATTTTAGTATTATTACCACTGTCAAATTCACAATATACATAATGTCCGCTTGATGGTGAATATTCGCTACGTATACATATACCTAATAATTTAAATTTTATTCCTTTTATAATAATATTCTCAGAATTAGTTAGTATATATTTAAGTATTGTTTTTTGTACACTTATTAATAAATATTTTAAGGAAGTTTCTATTACTGGTTTTTTTATCACGTTATTAGTATTTAAAAAATCCTGTAAATTATATGTTCCACTTATAGCGGTTATTGATACTTGATAATACAATATTTTATTTTGCAAACCACCACCATCATCAAAATATTTTTGATTTACTTTTATTTCATTAAAAAAATCATTAAATATTTTAGTGTATTCTAATCGTTGAAATAATCTTCCTATAAAATCAATAACATCTTGTTGCATACTACAATTAATATTTAAAATTTTCACTATAATATCTATAATATATCTAAAATCTTTTGTTATGTCGAAACCTAGATTATCTATAGATATAGTTCTTAAATTTATTCCAGTTATACCTTTTGCCAATTCTTCAAATATATACTTTAATGCTAATACAACCATTTTAATATCAATTTCATTTATCTGTGTATTTATATCATTATAAGACATTTTTAATAATTTATTTCTTAAAGATGGTATTGTATATAATAATTGTAATGTACTATTTAAAAAACAAGTTATAGCTGGTTTATTTATTATTGTACCTCTTGGAGTTATTTTACCACCATCTTGTATTGTTTGATATTTTGTAATAATAGAGTTACCTATAAATTTTGGAAAATCTAAAAATTTATTTTCTTGTAAACGACTAATTATAACTGGTGCAACTGCTACAGGTGCAACTGCTACAGGTGCAACTGCTACAGGTGCTGCTGCTACAGGTGCAACTGCTACTGGTATTACTTTTAATGTTATTTTGTTAATTAAATCTTTTAATTCAGTAATAGAATATATTTGATTAAAAGTAGCATATACACCAATAAGTTGCGAATATTGTGTGACATTGTTATTTACATAAGAATATAATAAACCTTTATTATTTGTTTCATTATAAATAATATTTCCAATATTATTATATCCAAAATTTTTTTCTTCCCAATATTTTTTAAAATTTGTTAATTGGGTGATATTGAATGCTTTATAAAATCGCATATTTGAGGGAGGTTGCATGTATAAATCTTTCCCGATTGTATCAAAATTACTAAATACAAATAATCTCCAAAATATTTCAAATAATGCCAATGTATTAAATTTATAATAGTCTTGCAGTGGATTATTTACTATATCTCTAGTATTTATTTCAGCTTGTGGAAAAAATGTTTGTGAATAATTTCTTGGATCTGTTCTTGGATCTATTCTTGGATCTGTATTTTTAACGACAGTATTAAAATCAAAATCAATTAATATAGGAAAAATGTTAGTTTCAATAATATTAATACCTAAATTATCAGTTTTAAGATCATTTAGTAATAAATTATTTGTTTTTAATGTTTCAAGTAAATTTAAAATATTTATAAAGATATTTTTTCTTTTATTCAAATTAACAAGATTATGTTCTGAAAGTTCTGTGTTAATATAATCTTGTAATGTTATATATTTATTAACAATTAAATAATTAAAAAAATTATGTGTTGTGTTTGTTAAAATGCCATAATACAGTATTTTCATTAGATTTTGTGGTATTATATTAATTAAATCATTATATTTTTTTATAACTTCTATATTAAAATTTGCTGATATTTTTAATATATAATCAGTGGTATCAGATGATTTATTTTTATTTATAATATATACTGCAGAAAAAGAACCTTTTGCAAAATATTTATAATTAGGTAATATTATTTGTGTATTCTTTTTATTATCCAAATAATAATAACAAACTTTGTTATGATCACATAAATAATAATATTGATTATCATTCATATATCCAAGTTGTTGAATAAGAAAATGATTCCCACCAGTAAGAGGAGAAGTATATTTATATAAAAATAAATCTAAATTTTGAGGCAATGATATTGCAGCTACTGATGGGGGTGGTTGTGCTTGTACTGGTGCTGGTGCTGGTGCTGGTGCTTGTACTGGTGCTGCTGGTGCTACAGGTATTCTTGGTTTTAATATTATGTTTTTAATTAATTCTTTTAATTCATCTAAAGATAATATTTGTAAAATATTATTTGTATTATCATGTAATAACGTTTTATGTTTACCTATATTAAATATAATTTCTCCAATATTATCATATTGTATATTTGTTTGCAAATCATTGACAATTTTATTTAATTGATCTGATGTATATACATTTAATAAGGACGCACTTCCGCCAGGGAAATGTGGTATAAGTCCAACTTTGAAAAATAAATTAAAAAATAATTCATTATTACGTTCGTTTTTTATAAATAAAAAGTAAATCACTTCACATAATCCGTAAGAATATAATATTTGATTATTTTCTCTATTATTATATTGCCATTTATAAGCTGGATTTATTAATCTATATGGTATATAAATGTTATGTTGTGGTGATACAATATTACTTATTGTGTGCTCATCAAAATCTATTATTACTAGTTTTATTTGGTTATTAACTATTTCATAACCAATATTATCACTTTTTAAGTCATTAAAATATAAATTTTGACGATCTAAAAATTTAAGTAAGTTTAATAGTTCTAACATATATGTTTTTTTATTAGCTAATGCCACATCCATTTTTCCAGAAGCATCTAAATCATTACATTCTTTTATAAAAGTATCAAGGGTTTTATATATTGGAACAATAATATAACTGTATTTATTAATATATGCACCACCTGGTTTTTGACCATTTTCATAATCATAATATATATCACCATAATTCATAATTGTAAAAATATAATCTTGGGGTATTAATCTTTTAATTGCAACATAAGATGTGTAAACATTTTCAAAACTAGGCGAAATTTTAAGAATAAATTCATTACCATTATTATCTTTAACAATATAAACTGCAGTATATGCTCCTTTAGCATAATATTTATGAGAAAATAATGTGTTTCTGTTTCTTTCATTAATAAGTGTATATAATATTTTATTTTCATCATTAATTAATTGATATAATTTTGTATCATCTTTATATTTAATATTTTTTATTGTTATTTCAGATTGCGTACCACCTTTTATTATTGGCGATACAATTAAACGTAAACGTGTTGGAAGCGATGGTACTGGTGGTAGTGGTAATGGTAATGGTGCTGCTGCTGGTGCTGCTTGTGCTGCTTGTGCTGCTTGTACTGGTGCTGCTGGTGGTGCTTGTGGTTGTATTGTACTAAATTCTTTTTCTATATTTGTTAAAATTTCTTGTAATGATTTATTTTCGTATAATTGTAATAATGTATATATATAAATTTGTTTTCTTTTATTTTTACTATTTTCATCTCTACCCTCGCCATATATTTTTCTAGATATATCTATTATAGACATAGACATATATTCATTATCTATATACTTTATAATTTCGTCGATTATTTCATTATTCTGCATAGTTTGCAATTGGTCTTTAGATAATTTAGGTATTATTCTGGGTTCGTACATCATTATTTCTCTTGATTCTTTACCAAAATATAATTCTAATCTTGAAATTTTATATTCTATTTTTGATTCTTGTTTAATTTTATTAAAATATAACATTTCAACACCTCTATTTTTATTATATTCATTATCATTCCGATAAAATGCTCCTGATAATGCAGTATCTACAAATGCTAATCTATTTTTACAATGTAAAACTACACATCCTTTTGTAGACTTACCTTTTTGAAAATTACCGATACAATCTTCATAAATATCTTTTTGTGTATCTTTAGTTATATACTCAATTATACCATCGTTATAGCTTGTGGGACAATGTCCTACTATTATTATATGCTTATCTATATGACTAAGTTCACACATTTCTCTTTCTTGATTAGCATAATCAGCATAAAACCGGGTCCATAATGCTCCTTTGTCATCATCTTTTTGTAATAATTCATATGGTTTATCATCATAATTTATTTCAATAAAATTTTCTAATTTAGTTAACCCTTCTTTATCTATATCAGTTTGTAATTTAACTAGATCATCATACAAATATTGTATATCAGAACGGCCTGTTGTTGATTCTTTTACAGAAATATAATTATGTAATCCACCGTGAACACATATAATTTTATCTTTCTTTTCATTAATTATTAATTCTAAAAATATATATGGATTTAATTTATAAAATTGTTTTAATACACTACAACGGATTTTATTATTGCCATTAAAATATATTAATGCACTCTGATGAATATAATCGTATAAACTATTTCTATAGGCATCTGTTTTACCTAAAAGTGGTAAATCATGATTTCCAAATGTAAATATTATATCTGAATTTACTTTTCGAGCTTTTAATCTTAAATTATATATTAACATATGTAATATTAATTCAAATGAACCATATTTATCGTTAACATATTTCTGCCCTCTTGATCCATCAATTAAATCACCAATAATAATTAATAATGTATTTTGTTTTAACCAACGTGTATCTGTTATAACTTGTGTTTTATAAATATCATCATCTTTATAGGGATCTATACTAGATTTTAATAGTAACGAATCTATAAATCCACCTATTAATAACATTTGATAAAATTTACGAACATCTGCATGAATATCACTTATAAAATAAATATGATCATATTTATCTCTTACATCAATAACATGATTTTTTGGTAATAGTCTATCTAATCTATCTATTTGTGTTTGTACTTGATTAAATTCAGTTTGATCAAAATTAGTCATTAATCTACCGATTTGTTTTTCTGTTAATAAATACTCGTTGTAATTAATATTACCTTCAGATAATGGTTGTCGAGGCAAAACAGGTGGTATTACAGGAGCTGGTGAAGGGTTTGGTAATGGTATTGGTATTTTTTTAATACGTTCATAATCTACTAAAATAGCATTTATTAATTTTTGTTTTTCTTCAATATTATGTAATGTTCTATATTGTGCAATTTTTGTTACAAGACCAGTTATTTGTGTATTAAGATCTCCTCTTGAAGTTAATAATTCTTTTAATTGTGTATTAAGTTGTTCATATACTTCATTTAATTTTTGTTCAGCTTCTACTCTAGCAGCTTCATGTTGTCTTTTTATTCTTTCAGCAGCTTCAGCAGCTTCTTGTCTTAATCTTTCAGCTTCAGCTGCTGCTTTTATAAGTGCTTCTTCATCTTTTCTTATGGATTCTATATTTGCATAAAATCTTTGAATTTCATTATCTAATAATTCATTAAAATTTGATTTTATCTTAATTTCTTTCTTATTTAAATCTTTAATTCTATGTAATAATGTATCAAATATATTTTTTTCTTTATCAGAATTTAAATCAATATTAGATCTTATATTGTTAATCGTTGTATCTATATAAGCATCAGCTTGTTGTATTCTTCTAGCTTCTTCAGCTTCTCTTGCAGCTTTAACTCTTGCTTCTTCAGCTCTTCTAGCATCTTCAGCTTCTTGCTGTCTTCTTGCAGCTTCTTGTTGTCTTAATCTTTCAGCTTCAGCAGCTTCAGCGGCAGCTTTTTCAGCAGCAGCTTTTTCAGCAGCAGCTTTTTCAGCAGCAGCTTCAGCGGCAGCTTTTTCAGCAGCAGCTTTTTCAGCAGCAGCTTTTTCAGCAGCAGCTTTTTCAGCAGCAGCTTTTTCAGCAGCAGCTTTTTCAGCAGCAGCTTTTTCAGCAGCAGCTTTTTCAGCAGCAGCTTCAGCGGCAGCTTTTTCAGCAGCAGCTTTTTCAGCAGCAGCTTTTTCAGCAGCTTCAGCAGCAGCTACTCTTGCATCTTGAGCTCTTCTAGCTTGTTCTTCTTGAGCTCTTCTAGCTTGTTCTTGTTGAGCTCTTCTAGCTTGTTCTTCTTGTCTTAATCTTTCAGCTTCAGCTGCTGCTTTTATAAGTGCTTCTTCATCTTTTCTTATGGATTCTATATTTGCATAAAATCTTTGAATTTCATTATCTAATAATTCATTAAAATTTGATTTTATCTTAATTTCTTTCTTATTTAAATCTTTAATTCTATGTAATAATGTATCAAATATATTTTTTTCTTTATCAGAATTTAAATCAATATTAGATCTTATATTGTTAATCGTTGTATCTATATAAGCATCAGCTTGTTGTATTTTAATAGTTTCTGCTTCTTTTTCGGCAGCAGCTTTAGCTTCTCTTGCAGCTTTAACTCTTGCTTCTTCAGCTTCTTGTTGTATTCTTCTAGCTTCTTCAGCTTCTCTTGCAGCTTTAACTCTTGCTTCTTCAGCTCTTCTAGCTTGTTCTTCTTGAGCTCTTCTAGCTTGTTCTTCTTGAGCTCTTCTAGCTTGTTCTTCTTGAGCTCTTCTAGCTTGTTCTTCTTGAGCTCTTCTAGCTTGTTCTTCTTGAGCTCTTCTAGCTTGTTCTTCTTGAGCTCTTCTAGCTTGTTCTTCTTGAGCTCTT